ATCTAATTAATACTTCCCTGTTTACAAAACTTCCCCACATGGTTTCAGTAACTACATGTTATTTGTTTTATACTAGGGCAGAAGATTTTAATACTATATGAAACAGTTCCAATAATATTTACATCAATTATTTGTCGAATTATTTTTATAATTATTTTCAAATATTTGTACAAAAAGTATTGCATTTTCTTTCCAAATGTTATATAATTAAATCATGGAAAGGGAATTAAATATGCACTACTAAATATCATAACCTTGTAGTGGCTAAAGGTATGTATTCGGAAATAACAATAAAATGATGGAGGAATTAAAATGGACAGATTAGATTATGAATCAGAAATAATTGATATTTTAAACGAAGCATGTAGTAAGTTAAATTCACAAGAATTTGAAACACTATTAACAAGAGTTGAAGAACTACTAAATTTTTATAAATAAAAAGGAGATTGATAATATGACAAATAATGAAACTGATTTAATGGAAATAATAAAGAGTAGTATTGACTATAAATTAGAATGTTTAAATTGGAGAAATGAAGATATCGGTTTATGGTTAGATGGTATCATTTTTGCTTTAGGCAATCCTAGTTATGACTTTTCACATGGAATTCAAAGTTTAAGAGATTATTATTTAGGATTGGAGAGTGAAAAATATGTATCAACAAATAGCTGAATATATAAATAGTTTAAATCAAAAAGAATTAAAAAAGTTATATAAAAAATATCATGATATGTTATTTACTTTTTATATTAATTCAGATAGGGAAAAATATAATAGAACAATGCTTGTTATAAATTTAATTGATAATGCCTTAAGAGAAAAAGGTTATTGGAAGAATATGAGGTGATTAAATGAATGTCAATGAATTAAATAGTCTATTAGACAATATTAAAAATCCTACAATAGGAAAAGCATTATTAACTACTTATCATAAATTAAATAATTCTAACTACAATAAAGTCTTATGTTCAATAAGTGGTGGTAGTGATAGCGACATTGTATTGGATATGGTTTACAAATGTGATAATAATAAAATAGTTGATTATGTATATTTTGACACAGGATTGGAATATTTAGCAACTAAAGAGCATATAAAGTATTTAGAAGAAAAATATAAAATAAATATAGAAATAATAAGGCCTAAAATTCCAATACCTTTATCTTGTAAAAAATTCGGGCAACCGTTTTTATCTAAACATGTGTCTGAAATGATAGATAGGTTACAAAGGCATAATTTTAAATGGGAGGATAAGCCTTTTGATGTATTGATACAAGAATATCCAAAATGCAAATCTGCGTTAGAATGGTGGTGTAATGTTAAGCCATCGCCTGCTCATAATATTAATAGAAATAAATTGTTAAAAGAGTTTATGATTTTAAATCCTCCTAATTTTAAAATAAGTCAACTATGTTGTAAATATGCTAAGAAAGATTTAGCTCATGATAAGCTAAAACAAGGTTATGACTTAGATGTAACAGGAATAAGAAAATCAGAAGGTGGTGTAAGGACTACTGCTTATAAATCTTGTTTTGATAATAATTTTGGAAAATATGATAGATATAGACCAATATTTTGGTTTACAGATAATGATAAATTAGAGTACAGAAAATTATTTAATGTATCTAATTCCAAATGTTATAATTTATATGGATTGCAACGTACTGGGTGTTGCGGTTGTCCTTTTGGAAGAAAATTCGATTATGAGCTAGAAATTCTTGAAAAATTTGAACCAAAATTATATAACGCAGTTATAAATATATTTAAAGACTCGTATAATTATACTAGAATGTATAATGAATTTAAGAGGTGATTAAATGAATTGCACATTTTCAACTTGTTTTTACTGGAACAATGGAACATGCAGAAAGAACAAAACAGATTGTTCAAAGTTGAGATATGCACCAAAGCATAATTATGATTATTCCAAAGGTAGTTATGTTGTAGCAAAGAAAGATAAAAGAGATACTTATCATTACGCATTATATGATGAAAATGATAATTTTATATGTAACACTAGTGAAAAGATGGTAGTATTATATAACTATAAAGTTTATTATGATGATTAGAGGTGAATAAAAATGACAAAAAGACAAATTGAATTATTAATTGAAAGTATTAGTTATCACCAATTACATTTACAAAAAATGTATTGTCGATTTACTGATGAAAAAATATTAGAAAAAGCAGTACATGAACATTTAGAATTATGTGAAATTTCAAAATTATTGATAGGAGTGTTAGATGTATATGATGAAGAAAATCAAAACTCATAGAATTAAACAATTTTATTATTGTTGTTCAAAATGTGGACGACAAATAGATAGTTACGAATATTATAAAAATGATGGGGTGTGTGATTTATGTCAATGGATGTAAAATGTGAAAATTGTAAATATTGGAGGAAAATTGAAAATAGTATTTACTGTACAAGTAAATTTATGTGTGATAACTATGATAAGTTTGAAGCTAAACATTCCAAAATCAAGCCAAGTTATTATGGTACTGGTATTGATGTAATAGAGTTTTGTTTAAGAAATAATTTAACATTTATGCAAGGTAATGTTATAAAATACGTAACAAGGTATAAAGATAAAAACGGTATTGAGGATTTACAAAAAGCAAAGGAATATATTGATAGATTAATTGAATTTGAAAAGAGGAGTGTAAATAAATGAACTATGTATATGAAATTTATAAAGTGTTAGAATCTAGAGGTTGTGAACAAATATCAATGGAGTTTGATTCTGAGTATAAAATACTGGAAGTTAAATATAAAAGAAAAAATCAAATTACTAATGAAATGACTGATGAAATGTTTACTATTGTTCCAAAGAATTATAAATCAGAAAAAGATTTAAAAGCGAAAGTAATAAGGGAGTTGTACTGTATATGAGTGATAGATATATAGCATTTAAACTATTAGCAGATAAATGTGGAAAAGTTCTCGGTTACAGGGAACTTTATCCCGACGATATATTTTGGATAGCATATGCATATATAAATGGTGGTTGTAAATCACGCAAAGATTATGAGTATTTAGTTAACTTTTTATTTGAAAATAATGATTGGAGAGAGGAGCTATTAAAATGATTAGAGAAAGTTTACAAGATGTTAATTCAATTACTATAGAGGAATGCTCTGAACTTATACAAGCTTTGTCAAAATTAAATCGTTGGATTAGTGGTGATGTAACATTAAGAGCAAGTAAAGAAGAAATAGATAACATGGTACTTGAAGAAATGGTTGATGTATATATCTGTTTAGAAAAGTTGAACGAAAAGCTTGAAATAATACCCGAGGACTTCGATAGTATTTATATATCCAAGGTTACAAGATATAATGAATTAATGAATAAATAATAAGTGAAAGGACAGTCAATTATCTGTCCTTTTTTTGTCGAACAAAACTTTAAAATATTTGTTTACTAACTATTGCAAAAATCGTTTAAATGCTGTATAATTAAATCATAGAAAAGGAACAAAATATTAAATAAAAGGAGAATGAAAAATGAAAAAATTATTAATCGCTACATTAACAATGATGATGATCGGAGGAACAACTGTAAAAGCTGAAACAAATTTTAAAGTCCATAAAGAATGTTTTGCAATGCCAGTATTGGTAAAAGTTGAAAATAATGGAGAATATGATTATAATGTATATTATGATACATTAGGAAATAAAATTGATTTATCTAAAGAAACAATTTATTTTAATGACGACAATGAAAGAGTGTATTTTCCATATGATGGTTATAAATTCCATGAAAATTATCATCTTGAACAAGAATTAGGAGAATACATTGATGAATTTGAAACTGCTCCATCTGCTATTACAAGGCAACTAGTAAGGGACGGTGAAAATAATGAAAATTAAAGATTTATTATTTAATGAATTGTTGTGGAGCAAAGAAAAAATTGAAATAATAAATTATGAAACAGATGAAATAATTTTTAATATAGACAGATTTGAAAATTTATATTTGGATGATGAATGGAATAAATATAAAGATTGGTCTATTAAATGGTTTGAAAGTAGATATAATAAAGAAACCAACGAAAGTTATATACGTTTTTATATTAATTAATAATAAGGGAGTGAACAATTCGCTCCCTAATACATATAATATAAATATATGAATAATGGGAGGGTATAACATGAATGCAAAAAGGCAATTATCAGGATTAAAAAGAGTTAATTGGGAAAAGAAGTCAACTAAACAAAAGGTAAAATATTTAGTTAATAAGTTACAAGTATTAGGTTATAAAATTCCAACTTATTTAAAAAATGGACAACTTAGTGATAGGCAATTAAAATCACAAATTAATAAAATTGAACGTGGGTTACAATCACAAATCAAAAAAGACAATTCTAGTAATAATAAAAAACAATTACCAATTGAAACAAGACTTAACAGGTATATAAAAAGATATAATAAACAAGTTGAATCAACTATTAACGGATTAAAAGCTATGGGACTATCAGAGCAACAAATTGATTATTTAACTGGTAAAGATGTATTTTTTCCATCTAGGAGGAATAAAAGTTTTAGGATTGATGGTGTTGCATTAAAGAAAATTGGTGAACTAAATATATCTGATGATGAAAGAAAATTAGCAATGTTAAATAAATTGAAGAATGATTATAAGAAGATAACACTTCAAGCAGTTTATGACAAATTAAATGATGATACTATGCAGAATAAATGGTTTGCTGATTTTATGAGTTTAGATTTTGTTCAAAACATGGAAAGTTATCAAAGACAGGCTATATGGAAACAATGGCACACACTTTCACCACTGCAAAAAGAATTATTTATAAAAGGGGAACTTAATAATTTAAGAGATAAATATTTTGATATTGGTGAAGGTGAAATGGATAAAGCTTCTGAAAATTCTTATGCGAGAATTGACAGGACTATTAATGAATATAGACAATTAGATAGTTTTAAATAGGGAGGGTTAATAAATGGATTTAAATGAGAGGTTAAAAAATATAACAGAGAATTTAGATAATTATTATTCTTATAGGTGTATTCCAAATTATGCTGAAACACAAAATTTTGCATTTGATATTGAAGCATGTTATTTAAAAGAAAAGAATGAAATGTTGACTTATTCTATAGCATTAATGTCATGCGATAATAATACAGATATTTGTTATCATTATAAATCTGTTGATAAGTTTATGAATGATTTACTATCTATTAAAAAGAAAACAATTAATTTATTTGCTCATAATGCATTATATGATATCAAGCCTTTTATATTATGGTTTACTGAACAAGATAATGCTAATCAAAGATTTGATGCATATTATGAAAAAGAATGTTACGATTTTTATAATAAGAAAAAAGAGAAATTAAAATTTACAGCTAAAAATAAATCAAAGTTAAAATCATTTGAATACAACTTAATAATGAAAGATGGTGTTTTTTATAAGTTAACTTTACAAGGTGATGATGTAACTATAAATTTTTATGATACTTTCAAAATTGCTCCATTTAGTTTACAAAAATGTTGTAGTGATTTCCTTGATTTATGTTTACCAAAAGATGGATTAGATTATGAAAAAGAAAGAAGTATTGATGATGATTTAACAACAGAAGAATTAAGTTATATTTATAATGATGTGTTTGGGTTAAGTTATTTAGTAAAAATGTTAAAAATTGACGGACTTGATATATACGGAAAACATGTTGTGTATACTAAATTAACAAATAGTGGTCAATCATTAGAGGACTACAAAGAAACAGTTCTTGAAGATTATACTTTAAAACAAAATATGTTTAAAAATCAAGATTTATTTGACTATGTAGATAATGGGTTAATGCGAAGTAAATTTTTTCAAACTAATAGTCCTGCGTTAAAGAAACAAATAATGTTTGAATGTTTATTCCCAAAACAAAGTTATTTTACTGACGCATGGCAAAGACATTCTTATTATGGTGGATTAAGTACAGTATGTTTTGAAAATGTAGAAAAATTTACAAAATGTAAAAATCATAATGGTATAGTTTTAGATGTTAATTCATTATATCCTTATATAATGAGCGATAGATTATTACCATATGGTCAAGCAAACTATAAGGAAATTCCGTGGTGCAAAATGAATGAAAGTTATAAGAAATGTTTTCCACTTTATATTCAAGAAATTACTATTTATGATTTTGAAGTAAAAGAAAATAAGATGGCATTCTTACAAGTTAAGGACAATCCAAATTTTAATGGTAGAGAAATTTTAAAGAATAATATAAAAGATGGTGAAAAGGTAACATTAACTTTTAGATTATGCAATCCATTACTTGAATTATTATTTGAATGTTATAATGTTTACTCTTATGAACTTGGTGGTCATATGGCATTTACTGGTAGTCATGATTTATTTAAAAATTATATTGATTTTTGGAGCGAAGTAAAAAAGAATAGTACAGGAGCAAATAGGGCAATTGCAAAACTTAGACAAAATGGGTTATATGGTAAATTTGGTATGAGTGGCTCAAATGAAATTACAGAGTTTGAAAATAAAGACGGTATATTTACAATTAATCATTTACATGATGAATATGTTTCAGATAATGTTTACTTACCTATGGCGACCTTTATAACTTCATATGCTAAACAGTATCTAGTACAAGCTATTAATGCGAATTACGACAGATTTTTATATTGTGATACTGATAGTTTACATTTATACGGAACACTTGAAGAAGTTAAAGGTGTGAACATTGGTGCAAAAATATATGGTTACTGGGATAATGAGTTGTGTTTTGAAGATTTTAAATATATTGGTAGCAAACGTTATGCAGAAAAGAATGCAGAAACTCATAAATGGGAAATTAAATGTTGTGGGCTAACTGATAGCATTATGAAACAAGTTGATGATATTAATGTATTTGATAACTGCCCACATTCAAGTAAGGAATTAAAAAAGATCAAATTATACACAAAAGAAAATGATGTATATTATTATTACGACGAAGAATGTACAAAGAAAATAGTAGGATTAATTAAATCTAAGAAATCAAAGATTATAAAAGGTGGTACACTTATACAAGAGCAACCTTATAAAATTTCAAATAGTTATTATTTATTTTAGGGGGTAAGGGATTTATGAAATATGAAGATTATATTAATCAATATGGTGATAGATATTTAAGGGGTATGACTTATAAATATTATAATAGTATTTTAGTAAAATATCATGATAGAGTAGAGTTTGAAGACGTGCTTCAAATATGTGAAGCAAAAGTCGCATTTGCTATAAATGAATATAATAAAGATATTGCCGGGCTAAACACATTCATAGCAAAAGTAATAAAAAATGGAGTTTATGATGTTTTAAAAGTTGAAAGAAGAGAAAAAAGAAAAGTCTATGATAACAGAGTATTTTTAGATAAAGAAGTAGTTGAAAATGAAAGTAATAATGAATTGAGTTTATACAATGTCATTCAATCCGAAGATGAATACGAAGATATAAATGAAATAATTGATAAAGTTTGCGAATTTATTAAAAACGAAAGACATAGAGAATATTTTAAAATGTATTGTCAAGGATATACAATTGAAGAAATAAGTAATAAATTCGGAGTAAAATACAATGGAACAAAAACAATTCTTTCAAGGATAAGAAAGAGATTAAGAGAACACGAAAAAGAAATAAGAGAAATAATATAATAATTGGAGGGTTTTACCCTCCTTTTATTTTACACCTAAACTTCTAAATATATCATACATCAAATGTTTAATATTTTGGTCTGTAAATCTTACTCTTCCAACTTGGAAATATGAAATTAATTGTTTCAACATATTTAGATTAATTCCACTTGCATTTAATAATGTATTCGGATTATGGTCTTCACAACTTAATACATATTCATTACAAGTTTTCATATATTTATCATCACAATAGAATATACCAGTTTTATAGTCAAGCCATATCATTGCTCTTTCACCATTATAAACTATACTCATAACAGGCGAAGTATTTCGTTTCGGTCTTTTCTCAATGAATACTTCACTGTCTCTAAGAGAATTGTTATATATTGAATAGTCTGCATACTTTGTTCCTTTAATAAGCTTTCCGAATTTTGTTTCAAGTTTTTCGTTGATGAAAACTGTATCTGTACACATTTCAACAACTAATTCACCATCACGAGCAATAGTAAATCTTTCTGTTTTCTTAGGTGTTACATCAAAATAAGTAAAGTATGGATTTACTATAGAAACATTATTAGCTAATAAATAAGCTTTAACATTATTTCTTTTTCTTGCTATTGTTTCGTATAAATCTAAAAATACATCAACTTCATTTGTTAGGTATCTTATACAACCTTTGTCAACAATGAACTCATCAAAAATGATGGTAGTTACAAAAGGGTAATCAACTGATTTTAATTTTTGAGAAGTTGAGAGAGCAATTGCATAACCTGCGATTTTTCCATCTATATAAAATGTTTTTCCCTTAACTTCAAACGTATGAGTTTTAAACTTTTTCCTTAAGTCGGGAGAATCAAAAAATTTGTGAATGTCATTAAGTTCCGTTTTATATCTTCTTACATAAACAAATTGTTCACCTTTCTTTAAAAACTTTTTTATTACATTACATTTAGCACCAAAAGTTTTCCCAAATCCTCTATTAGTCAATATGAAATTTAAAGTAGCATTATAGCTATTAATTCTATCATAATTATACCAAGCCACGAACAAAACACTTCCTTTCCATTTATTATAAAGCCCTTACATCTACTTTGTAAGGGCTAATTATTTTATACAATTATACTATCAATACCTAATTTCTTTAATTTTTGTTGCATTTCTTCTGCATTTGATTTAATTTTATATGCTCCAACTTGTACACGATAAATCTTATCATTTGTATTTTGACTTGGTACACTAACTGGTCTAGACATGTATACCTTACCAGTAAGCGCTTCTATAATTGCTGAACAAATACTATCAAAGTTTTCTCTATATTTTTGTACGTCGTATGAAGAATCACAAAAACATACTTCAATCAATAGCATAGGCTTGTTTGTATTTCTTAACACATAAAGTCCTTTTCTTTCCTTTCCTCCTCTATCTTTTAGTCCACTTGCTTTACTAATCGCAGATGAAACTTGACTTGCTAGTTGTGATTGAGAATAATAACAAACTTCTGTTCCCATACTATTTGATGTATGCTGATAGGCATTAAAGTGAATTGATATATCTATACCATCTTTAAATTTATTATGCCAGTTTGCAATATTTGCTAAATTTTGTGAACTTGAACTTGATGTGTCATGATACTTGTACACTTCAATTCCCATAGCTTTACACATTTCGTAAATTTTATCAACTACTTTTCTTGCTTCTGTTACTTCATTTATTATATCACTTGCACCTTGACAGTTAATACTATGCCCACTACTTATATTAATTTGTGAATAAGTCATTTTTAATTCCTCCCTATTTTGGAAAATAAAATAATAATTAATAAAAATATAACTTTGATTGATATATCAACATACATTTCCCAGTACATTATTTTTTACCCTCCACTTTATCCTCAATATTTTCTAATCTTACCATGATACCCTTAAGAGTAACGTTTAACTCATTTAATGTCTTTGTAAAATTTGAATTATTCCAAAACAATACAACACAACAAGCTATAGGGAATCCAACATTTGTAATTAAATTTGTTATATCTTCCATAGTAACCTCCTATTCATATAATTCAGTTGATAAATTTCCCTCATCATCAACTAATATTTTAAATTGTTTATTATTTGGTGATATTAAAACTATTTTATTATATGGTAGCATTAAATTGATTGTATTATTTAAGTTTTCGCACGTGTCCTGGCATTGATATATTAAATTGTATAATTCAGCAAGAACTTCTTGCCATGTATTTTTATCCATATTATAAAGATTTTGTATTGATGAATAAATATTCTCTTTACTTGCCATTATTATTCACTTCCTTTTTAAAATTAGGAAAGTTGATGTTGCCTCCTTACTCATTTATGAACAATATTTATAAATTGTGAGTTATAAATCTGTAATACCAATATTATTTTTTACATTATAAGTAACATTTTCATTTGTTATAACACCTTGAATTGATGTATCAGTTAATCCACACTTATCGATATTTCCATTAACAACTAAATTTAATTTACTTGTTACGTTAACACCATTAAATTTTATACCGGCTCTATTTTGACTATCTCTTAAAACTAAATTGTTATTATTTATAAAAATATCTGTTACACCTTTATTTAAATATTTTATTTCTATTGCTCCGTTAACGTCTGCGTATAAAATATTATTATTATAATTAAAAGTGTTTATTTGATTATCATCAACGTTATTGTCTAATCTAAAACCTAAATATGATATAGAATTATTTAAATTTACAATTCTGTTGTCTAGTACAATAATTTTATTATTTATATTTATACCATCTTTATGAGTTATTTTAGAATTATTATCAATTGTCAATTCATCTAAATTTTTAATTTGTAACCAATCACAAATTGTAAAAATGGTGTTACTTAGTGATAATGTATTCTTAATGTCATATCCTCTTTTAGTTGCTTTGTCCACCCAATCTGTTGAAGGTACTGTTAATACACAATTATCACATTTTAATTGTAACAAAGGATTTAAATAAAAAACATCGCAATCTTTAAATGCTATATTTTTTGAGAATCTATTATAACGGGTATTGTGTGATGTAAAAATAGAATTTACAAATGTTACATTTGTTACAGCATTACCAAAAGCTTCACCACTTCCGAAATTATATGATACTCTGTTGTAATATGCTTCATTATTTGTATTTGTTCCGTTCCAATCTTCTATTATAATATCGTGTTCATAATTTCCATGAAATTGTATTTCATTTGATTTATTGTCATAACTTCTTACATTTGTATAATGACAATAGCCACCGCTCGTAAAGTCTAATGTATGTCTACTTTCATTACCTACTATATAGTTTCCACTAACGTTGTTTGAAGATATATTTTGAATGACATATCCCTCACCACCACCATATTTTCTTGTTTTTAAATTTTCAATATTATTATATTCACAGTTATGAGCGTACTCGCTATGAATAGTAGAGAATATACCATTTTCTAATTTTGCACCATTTACTTTAATGTTGTCTCCGCAAAAAATTGCAATACCGCAAAAACATTTTGTTTGATAATCTGATTGGTCTAAAGTGCTATCAGGTAAAACATCTTTTCCATTAAATCCGTTTATAGTTATATTTTGTTTAGCATCAACTTTTTGAATAAAGCATGTTGTAAAATCTGCATTTAATAAATGTTCAAAATTCCATCTATCTTTAGGTAATATATAATCTAAATAAATTTTTGTTTCTTCTTTTTTTATTATTTTACTCATTACAGAAACAGATGGAGTCAATTTTGATGCACTATATATTCCAGTATCCACTCTAACTATTACATAATTACCAACTTTTAAATCGTTGATAACACTGATATTTACATACCCTTTATCTAAAGTTAATCCGTTGATAGATAAATCAATTGGATAAGTATCTTTTAATTCACCTCTAATTGTAAAAACGCCATGATTATTTCTACCATCATGCGGTTTTGTTGTATCATAATCCATTAAAATTAAAGCATCATTTAAATTCAAAATTCTATTACTAGGGACATTAATTGGTTGTGTTATTCTATAAACTTTTTCTTGTTTTAGTTCAAGAATTTTACCCGTCTCCAATGCTTGAATAAATGATTGAGTATCATCTGTAATTCCATCACCTTTTCCACCAAACATTTCTGGAGTTACATATATCGCCTTATTATCCAAATGTTCATTAAATTCTAGTTTAAAATTATCAACTTTATCATTTATATTTTTAAGTAAAGTTTGATTGATTAAAGCCTCTAATGTACCATTGTTTATTAATTCTAACAACCTTTTTGCAACTTGTTCCTCCAGTCCTTGCCCTAATAAATATTGTAATTTTTCCTTCATAGCTTTATCACTATTATAACATCTATCGTCTATATACTTTAAATGTTCAATTATAATATTTATTTTTTGAGCAAATTTACACAATAATTCGTCTGTTGTTAAACTATCAAAATCATAAACTTGCGTAATTAATTTATCAAGTCCAATATTTCTTATCTTATCAATACTCATGCACATGCACCTCCTAATTATTACTAACGACAAAAAAGGACTTGAGTAAACAAGCCCTAATAAATTAACATAAATAAATCATTACATTCTTCAAAAATCATTTGGTCAATATTTATTAGTACACTTCTCCACTTTTCTAATAATTCAGCTGATGAAGTAACACCAATATTACCTTGGGAAACTAGAGAATAAGTTTCTGTTGAATTATTTTCTGCACTATTTGTTCCATTACTATTCATTGTTGAGTTGTCTGTATTTTTACTTGCACTAGTCATAAATTGGTCAAGGTCATCAATTTTATTTTGTGGAGTATCATTATTAATATTTAAACTAGTGTCATTTGTTGTACTTGTTGAACTTTGATTTACTGAACTATTCCCTGTTAACTCTCTTGTATATTGTTCTTTCAAATCTTTATTTAACATAAAATCAATGTCATTACATCGTAATTCTGTTTGATAGAGTTGCTTAAAATATGGATAAATATCATTTAATTTAATTTGCAAAGCTTTTTTAAATCTAGCAATAGGAGTTAATCCGATTTCATAAAAATAAAAATGGTCAATAAATTTTTTCTCAAAAGCTGATTTTAATTCATTGTCGTACAAATTATAATTAAAATCAAATAATGTAAAATCCACACTATTAACTATTTGATTTAATTCTAACGTATATTTACTCATCAACTTCTCCCTCCTCTTCTCCCTCTTGGTCATAACTACTTTCAAAATTATTATTTTTACTTACTTTAACATTTAGTCCAAACTTTTTATTAAGTTCTTCACATGCAACTTGTCTATTAGCAAACATAATATCTACATTTCTGTTTATATAATCATTATTTGAATTAACCTCATCTACAAGCAACCTCTCTTTTTTCTCAAAAGAATTATTTAATCCAAAAAATGTCAAAATTTCTCTTTCAAGTTCATACTTATATTGATTAAGTTTATCCGCAACATATGGAGTTGTAGTTAATATTGCATTTGAATTTTCTATATTTAAATCCTTATTACCAAATATAACTGGCTCTAAATTATCCACTTCTTCGAATAGTTTTTGCATAGTTTGTTTATTGTTAGGGGTTGTTTCAATAAACCAAGGGAACTTTTGATGATTGATGTTTGCTCTAATACATCTTTCAACCTCCATCATCTTTGTTGCATAATCTATTACATAATCTTCTGTTCCAAATCCTAAATCATTATTAAGAATAAGCTGAGATTTATCTTTCCAGTTTTTATTTAAATAGGGTATAGTTTTTATATAATTATAACCACTTGTAATTACTTTTGTATGCTCAAAATTTACATTCATTTCTTCGGCGAATTCACAAGGCACACATATTAGCCCTAAGTTTTCATCATCAACAAATATCGCTTTTCCAAAATGAAACAAAGATTTTTCTATATATCTTGGTTTAATTGTTTCGGGTAGATTTTCCCATGTGAACATATTTAAAGCTAATAGTTTATATTTATTATACAATAAATTAAAATGTTGATTTCTGCTTTCTTGCATAAATGCTTGTTTTTGTTTATGTGTCATTCCCATTTTAATACACCTCCACATTATTTTCGTATTCGAACATTGTTGTCCCTTCATTGTCCATGTGCCATACTGTAATGCCATTATTGAAAATTGATTTTATTTCGTCTAAGTATTCATGTGGTATTCTTGCACCCACAATATTACATACATTTGTTTTTACGTAATTATAATGCTTTCTACATGTTAAATTTATATAATCATATCCGTTAACTTTATAACCATATCGTTTAAAATATTCTTGAGCCTTTGCCATCTGTTGGACATTACATCTATATTCTAATAAATCTACTCTTTGATTGCTATTAATTAAATTAAAAAGTGTGTCATTCCCTGCGGTTTTAATACTATTAGGAGTTGTTAGCATATCATTAACCTTTGCATTCTTCATGCTTATAATATTGTGTTCATTTAATTGTGAATTTTCATTTGCTTGGGTATTAGCTAATTGATTTTGCATGTAACCAAAAGCTAGGTTACTTGCATTACTAGCTAAACCACCAAAATTTAAGCTTAATAAATTACCAATAGCACTTAATGCATTGGTTGCAGTATTTTGTGCAAAATTCAAATTATTTGATTGTGTATTATGCTTTAATGTCAAATCATTTTCTAATAAAGCATTAGTAACTGATTGATTAAATGAACTTGCGGAAGTTGCTAAAAATTGACTATATGCTGATGAAGTTACTGGTAACATTAATGCTGTACTATTACACATCCCCTCTAAGTTTCCGTCATCATCGTATTTATAATTTTCTACATAAATATTATATTTACTTTCTGAACTAATAGCAGTAGTTTTTACCATAACCTTAAATTCATTACTATCATTATCTTCAATTCTTTCGGGTTTAATTAACATTGGATTAGAAGAATAATCAGTAATTAAAAAATATCTAAAAGGATAACATAATACCCTAGGCTCAAAATCATAACTATAGTCAGATTTTTTAGGGTATATTTTCTGTGTATCACCTAATTGATAATTAATTTTATCGAATGAACATATTCTTTTTACATATGGGATTTGGCCATCAGGACTACCATAACGTGCAGTATCGAATATTGCTTTTCTTACATCTGATATATCAGCTTCATCTATAAAAGGATTATAAGTTACACTTTCAATAGTATTTACAAAACCCAAATAAGTTGCTTCAGTTGCACCATTTTTTGGTACGTAATAATAATATAATCCAACCGCAACATTATTTATTATTGTACTATCAGGCTCGTTTTTTGAAGTTGTTGCCATTAAAATTACCTCCTTTAATCTCCTAATAAATTTCTATATCGATAATCACTATTTGGAGTTCTGTCATTTTCCATTATATCTGTACCAGTTTGTTTTGCTTCTATTACATGAATTGTACCGTCATCATTAAATCTATAAAACATAACAACATGTCCATTATCAGAATTACCTCTAGTGAATACTAAATCACCCGGTTTACATTCTTCAAGTGTTATTTCTTTACCCTCTTTAATTTGTGTGTATGTTGTTCTTGAAATTGAAATTCCGTTGTCATTATATGCCCATTGACATAAACCCGAACAATCTGTTCCGCTACTGTTACCAAGTGGAGGATAATTTCCACCATATACATAAGGCAAACCAATTAACTTTAACGCACTATTTATAATATTTTGCCTTATTTCACTTGTTGGAGTGTCATACTTATTGAACATATCAGGAATGAATCCTTTTCCGTCATTATCTGTAATAGTTCCACCATTTAGATTAGGTATTGGTTTATAATTATAATCACCGTTTAAAAATACATTTGCTTCAGCTTTTCTTCTATTCCTTAATCCCTCTTCGAATTGAGTACCACTCATTATTACTGTTTCTTTCCACACTTCAGCTATACTTTCGGGACTATCACCATTAATATACTTTGTAAAAATTGTTTTAGAAGATAGTGAGCCAGTATTATAATAAAAACTAACAAAAGCATCAAAATGTTGTTGCTTCATTTTATTCATATCAAAACCATAATTAACAAAAGTGTCATAAACATAAGTTGAATAATTTTTCTTTAAACTTTCGGCTAATACATTACTTGCCTGTTCCTCTGTACACTCAGGAGCGAGTTGATTATAATGTTCAGGATCGTATTCACTAGTAGTACCGTAACCTATTGTGTATGTCCCATCACCTAAATTGTATGGAGTAGAACTAAATCCCTCGCCCTGTTTAATAAACCAAAAACCATTTGCTGATACTAGTTTATCTTTATATAAATTACCTTGATTTGTTGAACTGCCACCACTTCCACTACCGCCACTGTATTTTATAGAAAGCTTATCAGAACTAGTAACAATATATCCGCCTTTATTTTCATAATCATAAAGTGGAGTTCTGTTTTGTAAGATATACTCACCTATTTCAAAATCTTCATTTTCTAACATATTATAATCTGCAACTGTTCCATCTTGATTCCAACGCCATAAATGTTGTCTGTCTATATGAGATTTAATTTTTGTAAATTTCATTTCAAACCAATACGTTTGGATAACATCTAATTTCAGAGTAAGTTCTGTTACATTTTCTGATAAATAAGTTTTATTTAAAATAAAAAAGTATTCCATTTTACCATCAACAGAATTTTGAAATGCACAATAATTACATAATGCAAGTTCGTCAATATATTTTGGAACTTTTAATGTACGTTCTTTTCTTAAATATGTGCAATTATCAATTTTAAACTGTAAATAATTCATAAAGAAATTAAATTGATTAGTTACATTATTGAAGTTTACTGTATGATTGTGCCCAACATCTAAAAACCAACAGTTAAACAAATAAATTGTACTTTGTCTTGCCATAAAAATTCACTTCCTTTCTATTTTCATATACGACAAAAAAGGAGGGTTGTATACCTCCTATAAATTATGCAGTTACTATTCTACAAACATTTGCAAAATTACAAGCAGACATTAAACCCCATCTATTGAAGAATATATTTGTATAAATTCCTTGAGGATTTCTGAATGTTTCAGAACTATTTAATGTTTCATATATTTGTATTGCATCTTTATCACAAATAATAGCCAAACAATCAGTATCTTCTGCGTATGTTGCTTCTTCACCTGTTCCAGTTCTCTTTGTAAATTGAGGTACCGGTAATACATGAAGTGGAACTTCTGCCTTGTCTATATTGAATGCTTGTGCTAATAATTCAACATCAATGTTTGCCATCATATCGGGATCTAAGAATACAACTAAGTCTTGAGGCCTTGAGAATGTCATTACCCCTTGTCCATTATGTTTGTTGTTTAAGAATCCCATTTTGATAACTTGAGATTTTATAGTTTTAACTATTACTTTTGCTTTTTCTTCTTCTGTCATTGCACTATATGCAGTTTTATCAATAGTAGCTTTGCCACCTTTTAGTTCAGGTAATGCATGTAATACCATTTCTTGCATATCATACTCGATAGAAGTTAGTGGAGCCTGTAATATTCTTCCTGTCATTGAAGAAAGTCCATTTTCTGCTCTGAACGCACCTTTTAATTCCTCATCAGTAATTGTTGTCTTATATTGATGACGGAAATTTTCTGAATAATACTCAACCTTTACATTTGGATTTTCTCTTGATAATAAATCACTTGCTAAAGTAGTTGTATTAGTTTCGTGTGTTCTTTGTTTACCCTTAACAATATCAACAAAGGTAGATTCTATTGACTTACCATATGGTAACATACCTCTGTTAAATAACTTATATGGATTTTCATATGCTTTGCTAAAAAATAATTGTTTTGCAACTTGATTTGTTAAAACAGAAATAAATTCATTCTTTGCAGTTGGATAAGTTGAAATAATTTCTTCTATATTTCCAATATTGTCTTGAGTAGCTACTGGTACTCTGTCTTTATATTCTTGACTTGCTAAATCACTAACCATACTTGCAAACGTAACGTTATCTAATGCCATAATATAATCACTCTCCTATAATACTTTATTTAAAAACTCTTGATAACTCATTTTAGGTTGAGCATCTTGAGGTTTAGACTTATTTTGTTCGGGACTAGATGAAACTTGTTCAAATAATTCATAATTTTTTATTTTTAACTTCTTAACTTGCTCATCATATGATTTAATTGTTTCATCCTTTTCTGATAAAACTGATTTTTGACTTTCCAATTGTTGCTTTAAATCTGCTATTTCTTTTTCAGCTTTTAATTGATAGTCGTTAGCTTGTTCCAAATTTTCAAATGCCATTATTATTTCCTCCTTTTAATTTATTAATTCTTAATAGAATACCCAAATATGCACCTTGTAGTGCGTTGGGTACTCAATAAAAATGCAATTTATAAATGTTAATAACGGAAATACCACTTTCGACCTTACAACTATCGGCTCTTCACCGTGGTGCATAGTTGTAACATTATTATTCAACGTATTATAAACTACAATTATTATATACGATTGAAAAAATAAAAGGTAGACAATAAAGCCTACCTTAATATTATTCTTCGATCTCACCATTAGCAAATTGAATTGCCTTATTTAATCTGTATGCTATTTTCTTCATTGCATATATTTCTTTTTCTTCTGTAGCAATTTTATCTTCTAATGTATATATTTCACAAGATAATTTTTCCATATCTATGAATTCATTGTCTGAACTAGCTAACTTTAATAATTTATTAACTTCCTTTTTATCATTTACTTTAACTCTTTTTGCTAACTCTAATGTTTGTGTAACCTCGTCTAATAAAGTTAATAAATGAGCCTTAATACTTTCCATTATTTTCTACCACCTTTTCTATAATTTCTCTTATTTTTATTATCTTCTTCAAATACATTTTCTTCTTTGAACTTAATAATTTCAATATTGTGGACAATTACACTAAAGTAATTCTTCCAATTTCCTTTATCATCTTTAACTGATTTATAATCAATTTCACCCTCTATTAAAACTTTAGCACCAGTTACTAAATACTTTTCCATTGATTCAACTCTTTGACCAAACATAGTAACAGGTACAAAATTAGTTTTAGCCTTTTCACCATAACCAACTTGATTTGCTACTGTAAAATTACCAACTATTGTCTCGTTAGCTAATACCTTTACGTCCATGTCCTTTGTTAAATTTCCACTAATAATTACTTTGTTCATAAAAAATCAACCTCACTTTAAATACTTATTATTTTCTTTGTATTTATATTATACTGATATTTGAGAGCTAAAGTATACACTATTTTAAAAATATTTAAGAGTAATACCAGTATAATATATGTAATATTGAGGGCGAATAAATCGCCCACAGGAATAAAATATGTGATTAATAAATGTGCGGTAATTAAAATGGTGGTTTAATTCCGCTATAAATAAAATGAAAGGAGAAAAAATGAAAAAGTGTCCGATAGAACTATGCTCAATTATATTATACTATTTTGAGTTGGATTGGTAAACAATTATGATAAAGTAATTAATACTATTTAATAAATATTTATGTAAAAATTATATGGTACTGTGTGATGTATTGTGAAAATCTTCTGCCCTAGTATAAAACAAATAACATGTAGTTACTGAAACCATGTGGGGAAGTTTTGTAAACAGGGAAGTATTAATTAGAT